TCCCGACATGGATGGCCCAGACGCTTGGCAGCGCGACATCCTGACCGCCATCCGCGACGAATACAGCTTGGAAAAGGCCCTTTCCATCGCCGTTTCCTCTGGCCATGGCATTGGCAAGACGGCTCTGATTGCCTGGATAATCCTGTGGTTCATTTCCACCCGGCCACACCCCCAGATCGTTGTCACGGCCAACACCAGCACGCAGCTGGAGAAGAAGACTTGGCGCGAACTGGCCAAGTGGCAAAAGCACTTTGAGTTTGGTTCCCTCTTCGAGTGGAGCGCAACCACTTTCCGCCTCAAGGAACACCGGGAAACGTGGTTCGCGTCGGCCATTCCCTGGTCTGAACAGAACAGTGAAGCGTTCGCCGGCACGCACGAAAAATATGTGCTCATCATTTTCGACGAGGCGTCCAGGATCGCGGACATCATTTGGGAGGTGGCCGAGGGTGCGATGACTACGCCCGGCGCAATCTGGATTGCTTTCGGCAACCCGACCCAGAACACCGGACGTTTCCGGGAGTGCTTTGGCAAGCTCCGACACCGGTGGCGCACTTGGTTGGTTGACTCCCGCACGGCCAAGATGGCCGACAAGGCCAAGATCCAAGAGTGGGTGGACGACTACGGAGAGGACTCTGACTTCGTGCGCGTCCGTGTTCGTGGTGTTTTCCCCCGCGCCAGCGCCATGCAGTTTATTCCTGGCGACATCGTGGAAGCTGCGGCTGGAAAGCAGCATGGCGCGCTTGAGTATTCCCATGCCGCCATCATCATCGGCGTGGACATGGCCCGGTACGGCGATGACCAGAGCGTCGTTCTCGTACGCCAGGGCCTTCAGGTTCTCTACCACGAGAAGCACCGCGAGATCGACACGCAGACCATGGCGTCCAGGGTGGCAATGCTCCAAGACGAGCACCAAGCGGACATGATTTTCGTAGACGCCGGCTATGGCCAGGGTGTCATTGACCGTTTGCGCGCCCTCGGTCGTCAGTGCGTCGAGGTCTATTTCGGGTCCGCTGCAGCTGACACGCGGCAGTACGCCAACAAGCGCGCCGAGATGTGGGGTCGGGTCAAAGACTGGTTGAAGTCAGGTGGAGCCATTCCCAACGACCCCGAGCTGACGGCTGACCTCGTGGGGCCTGAGTACGGATTCGACGCACGCGATCGCATCCTCCTGGAGAAGAAGGAAGACATGAACCGCCGCGGTCTCGCTTCGCCGGACGCTGGAGACGCTCTAGCGCTCACCTTCGCCGAAATAGTGGTCAAGCAGCATCCCCAACCGACACCGCAACCGCACGCCTACGCCGGCGGCTGGATGGGAGCGTAAATGGCCGACAAGACCAACAGGCATGCCGACCTTATTGCCGAGCACAAGGAGCGGTTTCGTCTATTCGCCGATGCCTGGAGCCGTCAGAGGCGCGAGGCATCCGACGATTTGCGTTTTAATATGGGCGAGACGCAGTGGCCCGAGGCCGTGCGCAAGCAGCGTGAGGCTGAAGGGTTGCCCTGTCTGGTCATCAACCGTCTGCCCAATTTCGTCGCCACGGTGGTGGGCGAGCAACGTCAGAACCGCCCCGCCATCAAAGTCAGTCCGGTGGACAGCGGAGCCGACAAACAGACGGCTGAGATTTTGGAAGGTCTGATCCGCAACATTGAATATATCTCTATGGCCGATGTGGCCTACGATCGGGCGTTCGAATTCCCGGTGATCTGTGGTCATCGCGGATTCCTGCGCGTCATCAACGAATACGTCGGGCCTGACACGTTTGAGCAGGATCTGCTGATAAAGGGCGTCATCAATCCGCTGACGGTGTTTTTCGACCCGAATTGCCGGGAACCTGATTTCTCGGACGCCCAACACTGCTATATCGTGGATGATTTGCCCAGGGAACAATTCGAGGCCGAGTTCCCCGGCGCGGCGATAGCCGATTGGGAATCGTCGGCCAACGTTGACGAGAGCCGGGACAAGTCCATCGAGACCGTGCGCATTGTCGAAGCGTTTTGGCGTGAACCTGTCAAGCGCACCATCGTGCAATTGCTCGATGGTCGCGTGGTGGACAAAAACGACCTGGAGACCATTCAGGAGAGCGACCCGTTTGCCCTCCCGGCTATGAACGTTTCTGGCGATGAGATCGCCAGAAACGTGGACGATCACAAGATCATGTGGGCCAAAATGACGGGAACGGAAGTCCTGGAAGGTCCGCGCGAGTTTATCCCAGGCGCTCGGTATATCCCCATTGTCCCTGTAGCCGGCGTCGAACTCAACATCGAAGGGGAGATTCATCAATGGGGGTTGGTGCGTTACGCCAAAGACCCCCAGCGTGCCTACAATTTTACGCGCACCAAGGAGGTCGAAACCATCGCTCTGGCCCCAAAATCCCCGTGGATCGGCACCAAGCGCATGTTTGAGGGCTTCGAGACGATGTGGGAACAGGCCAACAGCCGGGCGTTTTCCTATCTGCCGTACAACCCGGACGCCCTGGCTGCCGGGCAGGCCCCGCAACGCATAGCCCCACCCGCTACAAATGCAGCCATCACCGCATCGAGCCTGCAGGCTGTGGACGAGATAAAAAGCGTCGTCGGCATTCATGACGCCAGCCTGGGCGAGAACGGCAACGAGACGTCGGGGAAAGCTATCCTTGCCCGGCAGCGCGAGAGCGACACGGCCACGTATGCCTACATAGACAATCTCGCCCGCGCTCTTCGTCTGCTCGGAAAAATTTTGATCGATCTGATTCCCCGCGTTTACGATTCTGAGCGCATTGTTCGTGTTCTGGGTGTCGACGGATCGGAAAAGCAGGTCGAGGTCAACAGGCGCATCGGTGACGTTGTTCTCCACGATCTGACTGTTGGGAAATACGATGTCACAGTGAGCGTTGGTCCATCCTACGCCACGCAGCGCATTGAGGCCGCCAACTCTATGATCGAATTTATGCGGGCGTTGCCGCAGTCCGGTCCATTGATTGCCGATCTGTTGGCCGGGTCTATGGATTGGCCTAAGGCTGATGAGGTGGCGGAACGCCTCAAGGCTACGCTGCCTCCCGAGGTCCAGGCCGCCGGAAACCCCGAGGCAATGGCGCAGTTGCAGCAGCAAAAAGCCATGCAGGCGCAGCAGCCCGATCCCCGCATGATGGCCGAACAGATGGAATCTCAGGCCCAGGTGGCGTCAGCCCAGGCCACCATTGAAAAGGCCAAGCTCGATTTGCAAGGCAAAGCCATCGACGTGGCGACCAAACACGCCACCGCATCACATAAAATAGCGTCTCTCCAGGCTCCTCAGGCCATGCCGCAAAGCATGCCAGCCGGGCCTATGCCTGTACCGGTCGGGCAGTAAACCGGGAAAATACGCCAAGGAGCGAGATCATGCCTGACGACAACGACATCGACATCATCAGCCCCGACGCCGAGGGCGATCCGGCGGAAACCGACGAGCAGCATGGGGAGCCGTCGCCCCCTGAGGAAGGAGCCCCGGAGCAGGAGACGGCCGGCAACGATGATCCCACCGGCGATGTGCCGGAAGAGGAGCCGAAGCCCAAAGAAAACGCCGTCCAAAAGCGAATCAACGAGATCACCAGGGCCCGGCGTGAGGCCGAGGCCGAAGCCGCTGCCCTGCGAAAGCTCATCGTCGAACAGCAGGCCCGAGGACAGCGGCAGGTCCAGCCCCAGGACGACCAGCCGCAGCCGCCTGCGCCGCCGAAGCAGGAAGATTTTCCGGATTTTGCTGCGTACCAGGAGGCCATGCTGGACCACCGGGTCGAGGCAAAGCTGTTCGAGCGCGAACAGCAGGCCCGTCAGCAGGCCGCCGCCGAACGCCGGCAGGCGCAACAGGCCCAGGCTGCCCAAGAAGGGCAGCAGCGTGCGGTAAAATTGGTCGAAATCGGCCGGTCCAAATTCGACGACTTCGACGAAGTGGCCCTTGGCGACCACGTGCGCATGACGCCGGCCATGGTCGAGGCCATCGGCCTGGAAGACAAAGTCGGCCCGGATGTCGCTTATTATCTGGGGAAGAAGCCGGATGAGGCCGCACGCATTGCCGCGTTGCCGTCGGCTCGCCAGATCATGGAGATCGGCCGTTTGGCCGAGCGCATTTCCACCAACCGGAACAAAATCACCAAAGCCCCGTCGCCGATCAAGCCGACCGGAGGGCGCGCCAAGGTCGTCGTGGACGAATCCAAGTTGTCCGATGCCGAGTGGTTGCGCCGCCAGGAAGCCAAGAAACGCTCCGGGAAATAAGGATTCAGCACCATGGCCAATACCATCCTGACTCACCAGATGATAGCCCGCGAGGCGGCTGCAATGCTGATGGAGCACATGTGCTTTATCAGCAACATCAACCGTGAGCGCGAAAAGGAATTCGGGGCCGACGTCAACGGCTATACCAAGGGAAGTTCCGTCAAGGTCAAGATTCCGCCCGCTTCCAAGGTCTTCGACGGCAACGTGTTCGCCGGCGGCGGCGCGGTCCCGGATCAGGCGGAAAGCTCCGTCACCCTGACCGTCGCCACCCAGAAGCACGTGGCCCTGCGCTTCACTTCCATCGAAAAGGCGCTGCAGCTGGCCGAGTACAAGGAACGGTTCATGAAGCCGGCCCTTTCCACCCTGGCCTCTGTTGTCCAGGCCGACTTCCTGGCCAAGGCCTACAAGCTGGTTCCCAACGTCGTTGGCACTCCTGGGACCATTCCCAACACGATGAAAACCTACGGCCAGGTACGCGCCGTCATGGAACGATTCCTGGCCCCGACCAGCCCGCGCACCTGCCTTTTCTCCTCGGACGCCAACTTGGAGATGGTCGATACCTCCAAGGCGCTGTTCAACCCCGTGACCGATGTGGCCAAGCAGTACCGCACCGGCATCATGGGGGATGCCCAGGGGCTTGAATTCTACGAATGCCAGTCCATGCCGGTGCACACCAACGGCTCCAAGGTGGCCGGCGTAACCATCAATGGAGCCAACCAGACCGGGGCCTCCCTGTCCCTGGCCGGCCTGGCCGAAGGCGACACCATCAAGGCCGGCACGGTGTTCACCATCGCCGGCGTCTACGCCGTGCATCCGCTGACCGGCGTGGCGTACCCGCAGCTTCGGCAGTTCGTGGTGACCGCCGACTTTACCGCTGCCGGTGCCACCGGTTCCGTCAGCATCTCCCCGCCCATCAATGGGACGGCCCCGGGAGCCAACGTCTCGGCCCTGGCCGCCAACGGGGCCGCCTTGGCCTTCGTTGGGTCCGCTTCCACCGGCTACCGGCAGAACCTTGCCTTCCACCGCGATGCCTTTGCCACGGCATTCGTCCCGCTGAAGGTTATCGCCAGTTGTGAAGGTTATACCTTCTCGACCGACGATTTCTCTGTTCGGGTTATGACGGGCGGGGATTTTACCAACGATGCCGAGAATACCCGTATCGACGTGCTTTATGCCGATCCGGTCCTTATCCGCCCCGATCACGCGGTGCGCATCACCGAATAACGTCAACCGGCGGGGCCGGCCTGCGCCAGCCCCGCTTGGAGAACACCATGCCCGTACCCATCCAGGAATATCCCAAGATGCTCTATCCGACCGGCGGAGGAGAACCGCTCATTGTCGAGGACGCCGAGGCCGAGGCCAAGCTCCGAAAGAAAGGCTACGCCATGCACCAGGAGGTGCTGGCCAAAACGGA